TTCAATTAAACTATCTTCAAATTTACTTCTAAGAAAATCAAAAACATAACTGCCAATAAAACCTTTATGTCCAGTAACTAAAACTCTCATCATACTCCAGTTGCATAATCTAATGCTTTTTTTGCTGTTGTCATTAATTTAATCTTATTATAGTGCCTTGCATAGGGAACTGTCAAGGCAAATCCAAGAAGATCTCCTTCTGGATTATCAGGAATACCCATGGGTTGTACAAAAAATATACCTGCATGTGCTACACACTTCCATCCTATATCGACAAATCCTAACTCTCTCAATGCACATTCTAACTTCAAAGAATCACATGCGTCTTTTAAAATCATACGGATATCCGAACTTAAAATTATTTATTCTCCTGTAGTTTCTCTAGAGACCATAGTTGAAAATCCTTTGACTTTATCAAAAGTAAGAACACTTTGGAACTTATCATTCAATTCTGTTTTATGTGAAATCACAAAAACATTTGCACCTTTGATAACATATCGGATAATTTTAAGAAACTCATCTGTACCAAATCCATCAAGAGATGAATCAAATACCTCATCCATAATGAGTAGATTTGTATTAACTGAGTTCTTAACTCTTGCAACTTCTCTCCAAGTAAAGAGTAATGCTAAGTCAATACGCATCTTCTCTCCTTCACTGAAAGAAGAGTATGAGAAATCCTCATGGATAGGTGACTTTACAGTTTCACTGAACTCTTCATCGAGAGTGAAATTAATATAAAAATCCATCAGGTGTAAGTATCGATTTACCTGTTGATTAATAAATGGTAAATATTTTTTAATTATTTTTGTCTTGACTCCATCATCCCTTAGAAGAGAATATGCAAAATCATAGTAGTTGATATCTTGTTTCTTTTCAGATAATTTTTCAATTGTTATTTGGAGATTTTTTTTAAACTCTTTTAGTTTTTCATGTTCAGTATTTCTATTCTTAAATTGTTCGGTAGTAGTTTGAATTTCAGATTCCAAATCTCTGATCTGTCGCTGAAAACCAGAGATTTTAGTGTTGTTTTTAGAAATGCCATTATTGAGTTTAGAAATCTCCTTTGATAATTGATTGAATTGACGTTCTCGGTCTTGCTCTTTTTTGATGGTCTCTTCAAGGTCTTGGTAACCTTTTTTAAGTTCCTTGGCTTTAGTTTGAACGTCACTAATTCTATTTAATCGAAACTCTTCCTCTATCGGTTGAGTACATGTAGGGCATGATACATTATCGGTAAAAAACTTATGTTCTTTTGTAAGGGTTGTTACTTTATTGGACAATTTACCTTTCAAATTGTTAAGCTTTAATAACTTTTCACCTGCACCAATCAGTTTTTCTTGCTGTTTTGTCATGTCAGAAACGTTATCTTCCAACTCTTTATTTTCAAGAGAGCAGTTCTCTGTATCATCCATTAAAGTTGAAATTTTATCCTTGCTAGAATTTACACTATTCTTTCCCTGTTCTTCTAACTCTTTGATAAAATTCTTCTGCATATCCATTTTATCTTTAATATTATCTTTCTTTAAGTCTAATGACCTTATACTTTCCTTTTGAATACGTATCCTGTCCTTTATAATAGTATTCATTGCAGAAAATATACGAATGTCTAGAAGATCCTCAATAACTTCTCTACGATTTGACCCACTTAACTGCATAAATGGTACAAAATTACTACTACCCAAGATTACAATTTGAGTAAAAGATTTATAATTTACTTTTAATATGTTTTCTTCTAATATTTTTTGGTTTGATCTATCATCTGCTTCTCTGTGAAGAAGATCGCCATTAACTTCAATGTCAAATATATTTGGTTTGATTCCACGTCTTATAAGATAATCTCGATTATTGACACTAAACTTTATTTCAACTAAACAATCTCTTTCATTACTTGTATTGACCAATTGACCTTTATTAATTTTACGAAAAGGTTTATTAAACAGAACAAAAGTAAGAGCATCCAACATGGTTGACTTTCCAGCACCATTTTTCCCTATCACCATATTTGTTTGGTGCTTTTGAAAATCTATTTCCGTCCAGTGATTTCCAGTAGACAGAAAATTCTTCCATTTAATTTCTTCAAATACTATCATTCTTAGGTGGCATCACAAAATCATCTGGTGTAATCACTGCATACTTGTAATTATACCTCTTACATGTCGTTATGGCAAGCTCTCCGTCAACTTCTATTACATCCATTGTCTTTGGTTTAATTTCATCTTCCTGAACCATCATAGCATATCTTTCTGCATCGTCCTGACTTTCAAACATAAACAAAACCTTATCACCATTCTCATCATGAACTGCATAAGCACCATCAGTTCTCTTATCTCTTAATGTAAGTAACCACATTACTCTACCTCACAGGCTTCTCTATAAAGATCTTGAAATATATTTTTAATAATGTTTTTGTCTAAATTAAACTCAGATTCCTCAATATAACGGTTTAAAATGGAAAGTGTATTCTCATCTTCATTAATATCAAACTCTTCACTCTCTTGAATTTCAAAATTTTCAATAATTTTTAAATCTTGAACTCCTGACGCATAGAGTTTATCAATAAATTTTTCAAATTCTTTAATCTTACTTTTCTTACGAACAATAACCTTTACAATTTTATTCTTGTAAATTGAAGTATTAAACAATTTATAGTTAGTATCATCATAATATACGTTATAAAATAATTTATAAGGATTATCAATTGAAGAATGTTCTAAGGTATCTGTGTCAAATATATGAAATCCTCTTGTATCATTTACATCATTCCAATACATCTCATATGGATTTCCAAGATAATATATTTTACCATCAGTTGAACGAGTATGGAAATGTCCAGAATAAACTTTATCAAACTTATCAAAAACACTTGTGTCCATACCAGTTTCCATCATATGACCACGAGTTGCTCTGAATCCATTGATTTCTAAATGACCCATAGCAATTTTTGAATCAGATTTATCAATTAAGTTTTTTGTTTCATCAAAGTTCTCAGAGTTAATCCAAGGTAACATCAATATTTTTAACTTATCAACTTGAATTTCAGTTGCTTTTGAATATAATTTAATATTTGGATATGACCTTAACAGAAGTTCTGGTGAGTTTACATAATTAGTATCTTTGTAGTAACAGTCATGATTCCCAACAATTGCATGAACATTATACTTTTTAAGTGGTTCAAATACAACCTTCTTTGACCACTCAAGACTTTTAAGATCAATAGACTTACGACTATCGAATATATCTCCCATATGAATCACAGTGTCTATCTGATGCTTCTCTAGAGACGGAAAGAAGACATCACGATAAAACATCTCAAAAAAATTATGGAGATGGTCTGAACCCTTTCGAGCACCATAATGAGTATCAGTTATAATTGCTACTTTCATCTATTGGATTTGTAAATAATATTATCTTTAATTGTATTATAATCAGAACTACTACCAGCAAGTGAACTATCATCTACAGTCATCACTTCATCGTAACCACTCTTTTCAATTATTTTTGTTTTAATATCTAATTGTTTCTTTTCTTTTTGTATCCTTCTTAGAAACGCATAGTGAATAATTTGCGTGAAATATGCAAAAGGATTCCTTGACTTATCTGGATTAAAATTATGAATATACTGAACACAGTTCTCAATTCCATCAGATATCATATCATCACGGAACATATAGTTTACAAAGTTTGGTTTATATGATAAGTGAGTTGCGATCTTTAAAAAACACTCTCCAAGATAGTTTGTAATGCGTGGTTTGGGTAAATCATTCTCCTTTGCATCGGCAACTTTCTCCCTGTAAACAAGGAGTGCCTCTAAGAGTTGTTTATTATTAACATAGTGTTCTGATCTTTTTCTTGGCATAGCATTGGTTTTCCGTCTCTACAATATACTTATTATAGCACACTATTTGTTTTATACAAGTCAAGTAAATCTTTACATACTTGACAAGGTGTTTGAATATGTGTACAATACCCTTTGTAAGGGTTGAAAGAGATATATTAGTTTTCTTTAGGACCTTGATTAATCTTAAAGATCTCTTCAAATTTATTACGAGCATCCTCTACTGAGGATATGTATCCCATAGTATTAGTTATTTCAACTTCACCAATTGGTTGAGATACATCAATAGTTGTTTCATCTTGTTCATCTTCAACAAAATTGTCATATATTGCAATTAATTTAGCATCTTTACTTTCAGTCATTGTTAAAATTCGATCAAGTCTCATCATAAAAATATCATCAGAGGATAATTCGATCCATCGATTAACTTTAATATAACTACCTTTTGTAGAACTTATCATCTTCATTACTAGTGGATTTTGAAGAATTAAAATTGAATCTTCTTGATCATGGTCAATCGAAACCAAGGCAAAAATTTCTTCACCTGATACAAGTTTGATTACGCTGTAGAACTCTTCTCCCATTAGTTTTTTAAAGGTATGTTTACTATATCATAATTAAAGTTTTCTTGGTTGTAAATTTTAATTCTTTCAATTAAATGATTTAAAGTGTAATTTTTTTTTGATTTGTAACTAATGTCATCAGCAATGTCATATAGAGTTGCTTTTGTTTTCTTATCACCCTTTCGAAGAACTCTTCCAATTGATTGTAAATTTCGAACTCTAGATTTAGAAGGTGATGCAAAAATTACATTGTGTAAATTCTTGATATTAATCCCAGTCGAGAAAGTCCCGTACGAGGCAACGATAATAGCATTATCCTTTTGCTCAGTGATTGCTCGAACTTTCTCTCTGTCTTCGGTGTCCACTCCACCATGAATAAAAAAGACATTACGATTTTCAATAATATTATTATTATTTATCAATTCATAAAGAGGTTCTCCGTGCTTCTCAACTCTGGCAAATAGTATCAAAGTATTACCTTTGAGATCAAGAGCAAGATTTTTAATAAAATTGTTTCTTCGGTCATGACCAATGATATACTGAACCTCTTCTTCAAAGTTTTCAAATTTATTCGGTGGGTGTTTCAATAGAAGCACATTAATGTCTAATTTAGCAAGATGACCCTTCTTCATCAGTTCATCTGTCTTAACAATTTTGTAAGAAGGACCAAATAAACCCTCTAAAACCCACTTATGTGTTTGTGATCCATCAAGAGTTCCTGTGAATCCGTAACGATATTTTGCGTTGTCAAGTTTTGTCATTATAGATATTAATGACTTTGATTTAAATTGGTGAGCTTCATCCCCAACTACAACAGAGAATCTCTCAAAATACTTTCTGGGGAGTTTGTAGATCGATTGCCAAGTAGTAATAATGACCTGAGAGTCTGTCTCTCTTTCTTTTCCTGCATAAATTTTATGGCACCATGAACCTACGTCCCAACCATAGTCTGCAAAATCTTTATACATCTGTTCTACTAGGGAAGTCGTCGGAACGACTATCAGAGTATTTTTTCCTTTCTCAACAAAATATCGAACAATCGAATATATCATCAGAGACTTACCCGATGCAGTTGGGGATATCAACAACTTTCTATTATGCCTTAGAGCGTCGTATACTCCCTCTACTTGATACGAACGGGGTGAATGCCTACAAATAGCATTCATGTAATCTTTAACACCCTCCTGAGAGATATGAGGGTTTACTTCGAATGGTGTTCCGTAATGTTTATTGTCTTTAAATTCGTATGTATATCCGTGATCTTTGCAAAATTGTATAACTTTATCTAACAGTCCAACATATATTTGACCGTTCTGCGTATTAAATAATCTTATTTTCCCATCCCAAAATTTCTTTTTATATGCTGGTGAAAACTGAGCACCAGGCACTTCAAAAGTGAACTGATCAGCTAATTCATAATATACATGTATCTCGGATTCAACACAGAGATACACTTCGTTTCTTTTTGAAATAACCAAATGAGACATAACATCTCCATCATTTCAATTATTTATACTAGGTTTTTTAGTAGCAAACGTGTTCAGTAAAACTGGTTGCAACACAAATACCGTCCATATTTACTGGGGTATCTGTTATTACGATCTGAAGAGTTGAATCTTGAGTAGTAAACTCTACATCAGATGGATTAATCTCTGACATAGTATTTGATACTGCTAACAATATTGGTAGCATTTTTTTTCTCCGAGTGTATATTATATCAACAGACACATTCTATTTTAATTATTTATCTTTGAGTAAAATCAATTCCTTCCATATGATCATGCTCATGTTGAAATACTCTTGAAGCAAGTCCTTCTAACTTGATCTTATGTTTTTTCTTGTCAGCATCTTCATACTTGACAATAATTTTTTTTGGTCGATAGACATTTATAGTTTGATCTGGAAAAGATAAGCAACCTTCTTCACACCAACCAGATTCGCCATATGATTTAATAATTTTTGGATTAAAACAAACTATTATTTCATTGTGTTCTATATCTCTTATCATTGCAAATGCTCTTTCCCAAATACCAATTTGATTAGCAGAGAGACCAATGCCTTCATAATGTATCATGTTCTCAATTAATATCTTCGACAATTCATGTCGATCTAAATTATAACTACATGAATTGATTCGATGATGAAATAATTGATGTTCTGGTTTAATTAATTCCTTTATCATTAGAATCCTGATTGAAACTTTTGCCACTCAATGGCATTTTTAATTTGATATGTGCGGTTTGATATTGCTCGAATTATTTCTTCTAAAAATTTTAAAGTAGTATCATAATATCTAATCTTAAGATCTATGGTAGATAACTTCTCATCGGCATCTAAATGCCTCTGTATGGCATCTTTCTCTCTGACCTTATACGGAAATGGTTCTTCAGCATATACTTCTGCTGGTGCTTTTCCTGTGTAGTAATTAAATCTTTCTAATTTTATCTTACTATAAGAAGTTCTTGCTTTTTCTCGAAGTAATGTAATTGTATTATAAACTGTATAATACTTTGAGTGAAGTTGAGGTATTTTTAAAGATTCATTATGTAGATTATCAGGATCAATGTTCGCATCACGCTCCCACATCTCCTGAATTTTGTCAAGATTCATAAAGGTATTCCAGATGGACTTAATATATCGTAGATAGTATACTTGAATGTAACGTCTGCTGTAAAGTAGTTTATATCACTCTCTGTAGCATCAAATTCTAAGGATGTAAGATAAATTGGAAATAGATCTTTAAATTTTACAACTGCAGTATCTTTAAAATTGCTGTTTAAAATATGAAGACTACCATCACTAAATTGTTCTTTCAAATCTCTAATACCATCTTCGTTTGTGGTTTTATTAATAAATTCTTGCCCTGATTCTGGAAATCCTAATCCAGTCAACCAGTTATGAATTTTCATATAATTTTCTAGATTTTCATCTACTAAGAATCTAACATTTAATTCGCCATATGTCAACTTTTCACCAGGTATATCAATATCCTTTAAGTATGTTGACTGAATTGCAGTTCCTAATGTTATATCAGGTATTCGAGCAGTATTTGAAAAGAAAGTTACCTTTGGAAATTTAGATAAACTAAACTTAAAACCTACAGGAGCAAGAAAGTTCCTATTCGCTATTTGATTACTAAGTGCTCCTGAGTTTGACATTATTCGCCTCCTCCTCCATTACCACCACCGTTGGATCCACCATTGCCACCACCATTTCCATTACTACCATTGCCATTACCACCATTGCTACCATTTCCATTACCTCCATTACCATTTTTCTTACCATTGGAATCATCATCTTTATCAGGTTCCAAATATCCTCTACGACCAATATAATATCCCATAGGAATTTTCTTACATTTTTTATCTGTAAAACAGTAATACTGTCCAGTAGGGCATCTTTTTGCAGCTGCCTCTTCAATAAACTTATCAAATTCTTTCATTAGTCAATAATTAAATTATACCACTGTTCACTCATACCCATTATAATTGATTCTGCAGATTCTTCATTTTCTGCGTAACCTTCTTTAATAAGATGTTCTTTAATCTTTTTTGTGCGTTCAACCGCTTCTTGGTATTGCTTTGGAGTTGGTTTCATCGTAATACTACTTTTATTTTTATTTAGACAAAAAAAGAGGGGTGGTTAACCCCTCAATAATTAATCAACTTGTTGTTTTTTGTTGTGAACTTCGTCTTTCAACCAATCTTGAAAAACACTGTCTCCATCAACACCAATTTTAGGTGCATTAATAGAACCAAATCCAACAGCATCATTATAATGCCTAACGATACGTTCTGCGATTAATTCATCTTGAATTACACCCGCAGTTTTGAATTTCCATTCAGAAACTGATTTTAGTGCCAATTGATTGGAAAGGTATTCATGAAAACCTTTAGACTTACCTTCTTTACCTGCATAGTTATCTATGAAATGGTATACTGCAGCAAGTCCTAAAACAATGCTTCCATCAAGTGGTTTTTTCCAACTAGCAGATTCTTTACGTTTGATATGATACTTACAGAGATCAATTGCACGTTTGGTATAACTATTGCTATACTTACCGATGCAAGTCTTTAGTTTTTCGTAACCAAAAAGTTCATCTCCATTTTCATCACCTATACCTTCAACATGTATTCCCAATAATTCAAGATTATCAAGCATAGTTAAAGCAGATTGAACACCACGAGCAATATCTGCACGAAGTTTTTCAATAGTACCAACATTATTTCTTAAGAAATTAAATTCCTTGAAATATTCTGCTTCCTTTTCTTCACACTGTTCTTGTGTAAAGTTTGCAGGATGAGATTGTACTTGACAAGGTAATTCAAAATTTTCAGGATCCTCAACGTACACACCTGCTAAACATGCAGTATGTTGTCCATCAACGATGAATAAATCACCATTGGGTCTTTTAAAAACAGTGAGGGGTTTAACAAGTTCAGGTCTGAACTTCCTAGCCTTTTTGATAAAATTTAGATTAACCAATCTTTGATATTTCTTATCAACTTTAAGATTCCCCAATCTAATATACACAATTGGAAAAAAATCGTCTTTTGTGAATTTCTTTCGTATCCCAGAAATTCCTACCTGAATAAATCCAGCAACAAGAGACAGCAGTTTAATAACCCCCTGCCAAGGGTTTAGTAAATTCGTCATGTGACGCTCCTTTTAGTGTTAGTTTATTTTGAATCGCCAATCCCATGTTTCAGAGATACACGATCTAGACAAAATGAGTCTGTCCATGTTTTATATAGTACTATAAAATCTTTAACATGTCAACCCCCATAAAAAAAGACCCCCGAAGGAGTCTTTAGAAAAATATGTAATGTCTGAATTACATGAGGTTAGCAACTCTAACTCTTCTGTAGTAACGGTTTGAGTTAATAGCAAGTCTACCAAGACCTTGAGATGTAGCATCGCCTTCTGCGAATGGGTTAGCAACAAGACCATATCTTGTCTTAAATCCAATCTTAGGTTGGAATGTATCCTGACCCACTGCACGAACCATCTGTAGAGGAACGTATGGGCAATAGAATAATCCAGCGTCATAAGGTGAAGAACCTTTGTATCCAACAACGTAGTACTGATCAGCAGATACGTTTGAAGAATATGGGTCGATGTATACTCTGTACTTACCTTGTAATACACCAGCAAATGTGTTGCCTGTGTCATCTACGTTAAGGTTTGCATTTAATGCAGGAGTATAATCAAGTACACCAGCCATTGTTAGAGCTGAAGCAACGTCTGCGGAACATAGGATCATGTTACCCTTTCCACGACGAGTTCTTTGTGCGATTGCGTTAGCGTCTCTTTCAATCTGGAAGATAAGTCCCTTGAACTTCTCAACTGACCATCTACCATTTGAGTCGATGTCTAAGTCGAATGTTCCAGGTGTAGCAACGTTAGCAGCAGCACCTGCTTCTGCAACCTTGTAAATTGAGCGAATAACTTCTCTGTTGATTTCAGCAAGAATCTCAGTTGATAGAATGTTTGCTAACTCAGCCTCAGCATTCAATCCGTGGATTGCTTTAAGGTCTTGTGCTAGTTCTAAACTGTACTCTGCCTTTAGTGCTCTGGACTTCGCAGTAACGGTAACTTTCTCGATTGAGAATGCCATTTCGTTGAAGTTAGGACCACTACCATCTCCGAGTGCTTCTG